AGAGGATTATTAAATACTTTTTCAGCATATAAAATTGTTTGTTCTTTTGATTGTTCTAAAATATCAAATATCAAATCTTTTTGTAATTCCATAAAAAGTCTCCTAGTTTGTTACACAATTTTTTGGTTTTAAATCATTTTCTACTAAAAAATCAGTTGCTTTCTTTTTGTTACCTTTAAAATGTATTAAAAAGTTTGCTCGGTAATGTTCATCAGCATTTGGCATAAATATATGACTCGGTTGTGCATAGTACAAACCCTCTTTTTTAAAGTATGAGATAGTTACACTTTCTGTTGCACATGTACCGTTTTCCCATCTTTTTAAATCTCTACAAAGTGTTTTAATATTAAAATAAGGAACGCCAAATATTTGTCTCATTATTGATACTCCTGAATAAAGTTTCTACATGAAATTTCTGATCTTAAAGAACCTTTTAATTTTATAATAAAATCATCTAAAATAGATGAAAACAATACTTTTTCATTACTTCCTAAAAATTTACATTTACATATTTCCTCCACCATTTCTTCTTTATTCTTATGTAAAATCTCTAAAACTTCATTTCTAGTAAAAGTATCTATAGGTCTCATTTTTTCTCCACATTTAAAAAATAAAAATATTCCGCACAACATTCTTGTTCTTCCTCAAGATCATTTTTAGCAATAATATAAGCTACTTCCCTTGAATTCGGGTATCGATATATATTTTTGACTATATACCTTTTTCCTTCTGTAAAAAAATTAGAAGACCATCGGGGGTATATGATATCTCCGAGTTTTACATTACAAGCAGTGGACCATTTTTCTTTCCTATCTTTTTCTTTAGAAAAAAATATAATTTTAATATAAAATACAGTTCCAGCTATAATTGCAAGTATAAAAATCAATATCATAATTATTTTACAAATAAGCTCTATATTTTTATCTAACTCTATAAAAAAATCAGTCATTTCTTTCTCCATAGTTTTTTTAATTTATTAAGTTTTTTCTCAATTTCTACTTCTTCCTGTGTAAAAGAATTTTGTTTATTTTCTCTAATCATTTCACTAGTCGCTTTTCTACATTCATTTGCTAAATTCTTAGCCATTTGACTAAACTCTTTTAATTCGTCGTCAGTCATTTCTGATAATGATTTTTCACCATTTATGTATTCTTTCATTTCTTTTCTCCATATATGTTTTCTAAAACTTTTCCATACCCGTCTTGTTTCGTCATTCTATAAAGAAAGTTTAAATTATTACCGACGCATGCAAGATGACTAGTGTTTGTTTCCGCATCTTTTTCTTCTCCACGTAAAAATGCATTCAAATGTCTTTTAAGTGAGTCAAGAATTTGTTGTGCAGAATCTGATGTAAGATTACGATGATTATTCCATCCATGTTTGTTTGCACCCGCACGCATCCCCATGCCCATTTCATACTCAAGGTGTGGGTCAAAACAACAAAGATGAGGTTTACTTTCTAAGCCAGTTTTATTTTCAATCCCTGTTTTTTTAATTTCTTTTTTTATAATTTTTTCATCTTCATCTTTAATTAAATCAAAACCATGTAAGCCATAGATTACTTCTTTTTCTAGATCATCTTTTATTTTTATAGTACTATCGAAAATAGAATCTTTAATATTTACACCTAAAATTTTATATTTTTTATCTTCTGAAAGATAAACTTTTTGTGAACATCTTCCTGACTCTTGAAGTTCTAAAATTTCTTTTTTAACACACACATAATCACCTACCTTTACATCATAAATAGTTTGATTTTTTTCTTGGCTCAACTTGAGGCTCCTTTATGTGTTTGATTAGTTCTCTTGAGATTTTTTCTTTATATAAATTAAGAAGCTCAGTCGCTATTAGTCTATCTCCCTTTGTAAACTTTGATCTCAATCTTAATTCTCTTTCTAAATCTTTTTGAGATCTTTCTAAAATCTCTGATATGTTTCTTGACGAAAGTTTCTTTTTCATTTTGTATTTCCTTTTTTATTTTCCGTTCAAGATTGCTTTATTTGTGAAGATATACTCGTTTATCTCTTTTTCTTCTTCTTCAGTTATACTGAGTCCATATTCATTTTCTTTATCAATTTTAGGCCAAAATCTGTTGTAATCCGCATCTAATTTATTCTCTACTTTTTTATATTGTATTTGAATTACTCTGTTATCTGTTAAAGTTATAATCCATCCGTCCAACTCATCATGCCATTTTACATTTTTAATTTTATCTTTAATTCTGTTTTTCATTTTCTTGACATCTCCTCTCTGAAAAGAGCCTTCGAACCCGTCAATTTTTATCCAGTTTCTTGTTTCGTGTATTTCTTTTATTTTACATATATGAATTTCATTGTCTAATGAGAATTTTACATTGTCGCCAACTTTAAAACTTTTATCGAATTTTTTCATTTTGTTGTTTCCTTTATTTATTAATTAGTTTTCAATTTTAAAAATTCAGATTTATTTTCAATAATATAAGATGTTACGATCGATAATTCATTTATAACACGTTTGGGCCACCCTTTGTTATTAAATTTATCAACATTCCACACAATATCTTCTTTAGTAAGCTTAGATTTAGATTCATCATTTAATTCTATCTTGTATATAAAATCATTTTCTGAAAGTTCTTTTATAATTAATGTAGCAAAAAGTTTACGATCATCATTCAAAACAATATCCCAGCCGTTTAGTTTGTTATTCCAGATTACATTTTTAATTAATTCATTTTTTTCCATTTTTAATTTTCCTTTTGTTTATTAATTAGTTTTCAATTTTAAAAGCGTTTGTTTGAACAGTTGTAAAATTGACTACTAATTCAAGAGCACATCTATATGTTGTGTTTGACTTTCATCAAATATAAAAAAACTCTTAATACAACTTGTCTGCTAGAGTTATTACAGTCAATCAGAGCAGAGTCCACCGATTTCCAGATTATGATCCAACACATTTAAGTGTGGTTCCGTACTTTCTTAACGCGCTGTCAGCTTTACAACCCCCAGGGAGCAGTGCTTTCGATACAGGGCTTCTCTCTCTTTTTATATAATATCTGACACTGTGTTAAAAGTCAACTATTTTTTGTGTTAAATGTAAAAAATATTTTTGTCAATTATTTGGCGTAGTTATAACAAGGTAACACTTAGCAAAGCTATTTTAATATTTATTTATTTAGTTTACTAAGTGGTATAAAGTGAATTAGGAAGTTTTTACAAAAGAAGTGTGGCCATCGGAAACATATCCAATACCTTTAAAAACTTTATTGTCAGAAACAATGCCTTTCTTCTCAAGATAGAAAATAAAAGACTGTGAAAAAAAGTTTCTCTTGTCAGAGTAAAGTAATTTTGCTTTGCTAAGAAGTTCTGCTTTTCCAATCGATAGATCTTCTCTTACTTGCAACTTAGAATCTCTTTTTAATTTGTCGAAGATTAAATTATACTCATAGTCTTGTTCATAATCTCCAAGCGATAACATTATCTCTTCGTGATTCTCAGGCTCTCTCAGCATTCCGAGATCTGTTTCAAGTTCTTCGCAGCATTGACGACAGTAGTTGAGAAACTCGTTCGGAGTTGAGCTAATTTCAGCGAGATATTGAGATGGCCCCAGTCTTTTGTCTTGATGTAAACCATGCGTTTTTACTGTAAAATAACGAAGCCTGTCTGTTTCAAAATTCTTACCTGAAATTTTTAAAGGGAGATTGGCATCAACCATGATCGTCCCGAGGATGTTTCCCGAAAATGCTGTCTTGCCTTTTTCTTCAATAGCAAGAAGTGACCCACCTGTGATTGCTTTTATAGTTTTACTAGACATTAGTCTTGCTTTGTCATTTTCCGGAACAAGTATAATTGATTTTCCATAAAGTGAAAAAATAGAAAATCTAGAGTCATCGGTAAGATTTGCAAATGATTTTGATAACTTACCAACCATATTTATAAAAAGTGTTTTACCTTCACGACCATCTTTACCGTATAGATAGCAAATATAAGGCCATTGGCGTCCTGTAAATTGACCCCAAATTATCGCACATAAGTGTTTGTGATTATCTACTCTAAGTAAGAAATCTTGAAGATAACTATTTAATTGAGTAAATTCTACTTGTGTTTGTTCAAAAGGAATTTTATATAGCGACGGAAGGTTGACAGTTTGTACCAATGTTGGTAATATATCTTCAGTCGATAGCTCGATTCGGGGTATGTTCGGGTTTCGCTTTAAGTGATTGATCGCGAAATCCAAACACTCTGTGCCTGAAACTTTGAGCGGATTCTTCGGGCAAAGCAACGGGGCCAAATCTTCGATAAATTGACCGTAGGACTCACTATCATGTTCCGACAGTATAGTATCCATCTTCCTAGCATTTAAACTGTCGTACGAGCCTATTAAGACCGTTTTCAAGCCTTTCTGCCAAACGAGTACCACCTTACTTGAAACAAATATTTTTATCGTCTTAAAAATATCGTGTCTTTCGATTACTCGTATGAGAGAATCAGAAACATTCTCTTGCTCAGGCTCAGCTAGAGTTTGCTTAAGCTGAAACAATTCAGATTCTGTCTCATCTAAGCTTAGACCTTTCTCTTTCATCCATTGAAACTTTAACTCAGTTTCATTGACTGCTACAGGCCTCCCAGCTCCCGGATGCTTTCTACACAACTCACCCTTCTTATTCAGAACGAACATAAAACATTATCCCCTTCCATTGAGATAGATATTGGTATCTCTAGTAATAATACTATTATTATATCTATAGCTATTACTAGTGCTATTAACATTATTGCTAACTAAGCTAAAGCAATTTACTAAAATGGTAATTCATTGTCAAACTTAACTCATATTTTAAAATAATTATAATTATATTTATTTATTTTTTTTTATTTAGAATTAATTTTGTGTAAAAGCTTTTTAAACTTATAGTTTATATTTTTTGGTTTTATTATAAAAGGTTAGTAAAACTTTTAGGCTATTGACTTTTTTATTTAACTTACTTTACGTTTTATCGTTAAGGGGTCTTTGTTGCTTAATTTTTTGGAGATTGAGTGTCTGACGTAAAAAAACATGAGCAAATTGTCATTTCTGAGATAAATGATCGAACTCATATCATTTTTAAGAAAGCAGCCCTAAAAGGCAAAGCAACAAATGCAGATGTTCATAATGCTGTTTTGATCGCAGCTCGCATGCAAGCTGAAAAATATATTGAGAAATTGTCGCGAGGAGCTCCGCTCGATACTCAAGAAATTAGAGCTCTTAAAGATTTAGCAGACATTTGCAAGATAGAAGCTCCACAAATTCAAATTAATCAACAAAATCTCGGTACTAATGCTGAGAGTATGAACTCAATTAAACAAAGTTTGTATCAAGCATTGACTGACCGAATATCTAAGCAAACCTAAAACCATTAGACGTTGAAAGTGGGTAAATGAATGGCACAGAGTATAGTTGACTTAGTCTCAGTAAGACAAGTTCAACAAGAAGACTTACAATTTATTCTAGATTCATTTACCACTTGTCTTATACGCTACAAAGAATCAATTACCCTTGGACAAAATCAATCATACGCTCATAAACTATACGAAAAAATGATTTTAAATGTTTTAAAGAACCCAAACTACAGTATTTTTGTAGCTTGTCATAAGAATGACACTAATAATATCATCAGCTATCTTATAGCAAATCCCTCTCAAAATCATATTTTCTTTGGCTATACAAAATATAGTTACAGATTGCTTGGAGTGCAGAAGAATTTATTAATTCCGTTTCTTATTAATGAGAAAGAGAAAGTTACAATACAATTTCCTACAAAATTTGGACTTAATTTAGTTAAGGGAGGAAAATGCGAAATAGAAAACAAATTTTTGGAGGATTTTTTAAATGAAGATAACTAAATTGATACTTAGATCAGTTACACAATATATCGGTCATTCAACATCGATCGACGGAGCTAAACACAACATACAATTTGATGCAGTTCGTCAAGTTTTTTTTGTAGACAACAAAGTCGGTATCCCCTCTGCTTATGTAGCTGAGTTCATGTATGAAAATGAATTTGAGAAAAAAGAAAAAACACAAATAGTTAGAAAAAAAATAAAGGAGATAAAAGATGAAAATTGATTATTTAGTGACAGATATTCCAATTGCTGCTTTAGCAGATTCTAAAGTTTTTTATAGTTCACAATACAATATTGTATATCAAAGAAATCCTGAGGGTTATTTTGTTGCTTCATCTGTGTTTATACCGATCAACAAAATTTCTTATGTAGTTTTTCAGGAATCTGATGACTAATCCACAATTACTTGAACAATTTTATAAATCAGCGCCTCTTTATCGTGAGCTTTTTGACAAACAGCTTGAATTTGCTTTGTCTCCTAGCCGCTTTATTGCGGCTGTTTGTTCACGAAGAGCAGGCAAAACTACTGTTTGTGCAGTTAAAGCTATGCAGGAGTTATTAAACGTTCCTGGATCGATTGGATTGTATCTTGCTCTTACTGACAGAAGCGTTGAAGATATATTTATGCCGACTATTATGCCGTTAGTTACTAGGTACAAAATCAAATGCAAAGTGAATCGAGATGAGATTATTTTTGACAATGGAAGTAAGCTTCTTGTTTGCGGAGCTAATCACATTCATAAAATAGAAACATTTCGAGGAATCAAACTTTTGTTTTGCATAATCGATGAAGCCGCTTCATTTTCTGAGAAAATTCTTCACTATCTTGTTGATGAAATTGTAGGACCGGCGTTATCGGATCATCAAGGGCAATTAATGTTGATTGGAACTCCAGCGGCTCATTGTATTGGAATGTTCTACGACGTAACTCAAGGGACAGAGCCGATATGGATTGTTAAACGATGGACCGCTTTTGATAATCCATACATGAGAGATAATTTCAGTAAAGACGCTGAACTATTTTGTCTTCGAAAGCAATGTGACAGAGCTCATCCGAAATTTAGAAGAGAATACCTTGGAGAATGGTGTGCGGATGATGAATCATTGATGATTCGCTCATTCTTTACAGAACTTCCAATATCACATTATTCTCAAGATAATTGGCGGTCAGTCATTGGTATTGACTTTGGATTTAATGATGAGACTGCATTTAGCGTTATAGCATGGGCAAAGAATAATCCAAAGACTTATGTATTGGAATGTTTTGGGATTACAAAAAGTTCTGTCAGTCAGATTGCCCAACAACTTCAAAGGTTAAAATACAAATACAAACCTGTCGCTATTGTGGGGGACCCTGCAGGTGCTTCTAAAATAATGATGCTTGAATTTAAAGAAAAATACGGAATTTTTATGGATTCGGCACAAAAAACCAACAAAGCTCACTATATTGAGATTTTAAATGACGCTTTAGTAAATAAGTCATTAGTTCTTCATCCAGAAACTACACTGGAACTTCAAAAAGAAATGCGAAATGTAGTTTGGAATGAAGAACGAACAAGAGAACAAGAAGGTATGAAGTGTGACCAATTAGATGCAACTTTATATGCATACAGAGAAGCCTTAGGATACACAGAAAAAATACCAGTTAAAATAATAAAGACACAAGAAGATGTTGAAAGAGAAATGATAG